CCGCCCCGACCCCGTGACCCGGCGAACCGGTCCCCGTTGCCGGAGTCGAGGCTCGGTCTGCCGGCAAGCCGGCTCCGTCGCCTCTCGGCGTCGTTCACGCTGACCCGGTCTCCTCTTGTACATGCACAAATGCACGTACTAACTGTTCCCAGCCACCAATCATTGAAGCAAAAGGACGAGTTTGATCAACTCTAACCTTAAACTCAACGCATTGGAGAGCTGAGTTCCAGCGTTTCTTAATCTTCTTATTAAGAAGATAATTCAACCTAAAGTTGATAAGAAACTTTCGAGGAACAATCCATCCGGCTGAGGCAGAGTTTTTTGAAACGTGTGGTAAGTTTCCCCATACGTATTCAATAGTCTGCTGAATCACTTTAGCACATTGCCAATAACCACGATCAAACAAACCGTGGAAATAGGCTAATTGCGTTTTAAGTGACGCCCGGCTACCTTTGGTGAAAGTCAATTTCTTGACCTTCAGTGGCGTAACGTCCATGCCGTAGTAGGCATCGACACCACAAGATTCTCGAAAGAAACCTTCTGTACAAGACTTATCCTCATTAAAGCGCAAGCCATATTGAGGAAAATCTTCGAACATAGGTTTTTCCCATCCTTTCTTGACGATTAAGTCATCGCCATAGACAAAGATGTTCTTTCGAATGAATCTTGCCGTTACACCTGGCTCCGCGAGTCGTACTGAAGCGTAAGCCAACGCATAATGGACCAACGATTCAATAGGAAAGCAAAGTGCTGATCCCATTGGTGCATACTTATTTTTGATAAGTATTTCGTTGGAGGGTAGCCTTATCGACTCAGTCGATAAAGCAAGCAAGCATTTTTTAAGATTTGGAAGGAGATCAAATAGTATATCTACACCATGTGTAGACACTCTATCAGAAGCTTCTTTCATATCTAATGTAACATATTCTTGGGTCAAAGAGGCCCAAAGAGCAAGAAATCCATTGATCTCTTGGTCAGAAAAATTTATCTGACCAGCAGTTAATGGATGACTCTCTATATGTTTCATTAATGCTCGCGCAAGACCTTGTTGAAACCACATATACTCAGGTGGTTCCATACAAATGATCCTAGGTCCCCTAGAGTCCTTTGGCACAAGTGCCAAACAACTCTCTCCTGAGTATCGTTCTTCGATACTCAGCAGGTTATGCGTCCTGTCTTGTAGATGGGTGAAACCACTACAGTAGTAGTGGTGGTACGGGTAAACATCATTGATCTGTTTATACAGAACATGAGGTTCATACCGTGCCCACATATCTTGCTTTGTTGCTGTTTGCCCTGGACCCGGCCGTGGGATAATATCCCACGGGTCGAAATCTTTGAGCAGATCGTATAAAAATTTCTGTGCTAAATCGATGACGCCAGCCCTTTCAGGACTGTAATTATCGTATTCAGCCAGAGAACGATCAACGTTAACAAAATTAGATATACTTTCATCCATCATACCTTTTGAGAAGTCGAATTCGAGTTTATAGTACATAAAACTCATCTGTCGTAGAAATGCGATTGCATGTCTATCAACATCTTCGACGTCTCGGATGGTACCATCTCGACCAAAGACTAACTTTGTCAAACCTCTTAGAAATAAGGGGAGAGACCCGTTACGATCCTTCTTAAAAGAAGGAAAAACGGTGAAAGTTCCAGTTTGGAGGCATTTATCAAAATGCTTTCCAAAACTTGGTAAAGTCTTTGTTACAAAGGATATCCCTTCGCTTTGAAGTCTACCTTGAAGGTAGGCAACATCGCGAGAGATCTCTTCGCTATCGATTTGGAATAGGTTACCGGCATCTTTTAAAAGTGCCGTTAATGATTGTGAAATAAGATCCGCAGGCTTTACGAGTTTCCGATTCATTCGGTTATCTCCTGTCCATGCAAACGATATTTCACAATAGTAGTTACCAGGTGCTAATTTCCACCAACCAGGATATCCGTGAGGAATCCCGGTTGTGCAACGAGATCGGCCAACATGGCTGATCTCTCTGCAATGGAAGCATCAGTGACAGCTTTGTCTCGCGAAATCGCGATCCAAATAGCTGCCTTTGATACAGCGCCTGTCGTAGCATCAACTTCATTCCATCCAAACTGGATGAGATGTTTGTTTTTTGCTGCGAGGTTGTTAAGGTCGACAGTATTCGCAATCTTTAGCTGTGAGGCTAAAGTAGAGGATACGCCAACCTCTCTTCGGGTAGACTCCATACCTTGTCGTGAGACGAGGTCGAAGGATCTATCTGAAGTACCATCGTTAACTACTAAAGTGTTTGCTTGCATGGAAAATCTCCTAACTTGCCGTTATCGGCGGGTTACAGGCAAAATTGCCAGTGGTCCTAGTTGGACCTAGATTCTAGTACGCATTAACGCACCACCGAGCACCAGCTCGCGGTTGGACACAGTGTCCAGTACTGGGAACGCATATCCCGTATCGGGTATGCCTGGTTGCCTAAGATAGGCGGTTTTGATTCGTGTCATAACAGGGGCATCTGGCCTCTGATACAATGCATGATACCAGTCATTCGGATCATACGTCGCTCTATACAATGACGTTCTTCCAGTCATTTTAAGAGTGTCACAATAATCAATGATGTTGACAATCAGACTCGGATCTTCCTCAAATTGAGAAAGAAAGTCAGCGACAGAGTAAATCCAGTCCACTAGAAAGGTATATGGAATAGCATTCCACATTCTTTCTGGCGTTGGATTCATGCCCCAAAGTTTAATTATGGTCTTCAATCCAAAAGGATCGATATACCTATAATTACAACGTAAGGTGGCAAAATAGTCCAATGAGGACATTTCTCTAACTTCACCAGTTGTAGTACGACTGATGATAGTTTCAGCTGTGGACGCCAGAGTTTTCTG